CTCAAGCCGTCCATTCCAGCCAAGTGTTTCTGTAAATCCATAGTTTCTTGGAAAGCCTTGCCAGCGTCTTTCATCCCCTTAAATGCTTCTCCAACGTATTCTCCCTTTTTTTGGATTTCCCCTAGAGTTCCAGATATTTTGCTAATACCACCGAAGAAGTAATCAAAAGTAGTTTGGAATCCCTGACCGACTGATTGCAGAGCAATAGCGGTAGCGTGTAGGGGGCCAGCCATCGATAAGAACTGCTTCATAGCAGGTTTCTCTAACATTTCGTTTACAAACTTTAAGGCTTCAGTAATAGTTGTAAAGAAGGCACCCGCTGACTCACTTTCAGTAAGAGCGTTTACCATTCTTAGAATTTCAGTTACAAGAGGTCCTAAGAAAGGAGCCATCTCACCGAATTTATCGGCAATTTCTTTTACTACTGGAGCCTCTCCTTCGAGGCTTTCAAAAAGTTCTTTTATACCTGGAGCAGAACCTAAACCCTTAAGAGCACCAAACAACGCTCCAAAGGCGTCTAGGATTGCTATAGTATTTTCAGCCATTCCCGTTAGAGTCTTGTTCATAGACTCGCCACCGTCTGCTTTACCTAAATTAGAAAACTTTTCAGTAGCCTGTACAAAGTAGTCCAGTAGTAATTGTCCAGCACTTCCAGGCTTCACCATTTCCTTGATTAAAGTCATTAGTCCACCAAAAACGTTGCCAAAAATGGTTCCAAGTTTTTCGGCAGCCAGTCCTGCACCGTCGAAAAAGTCCGTCATAGACTTGTTTCCTTCGACACTCTTAATGAATGTCTCAAAAGTTTTGAGAGTGTTGCCGAAAATAGTCAGCAATTCGTGAGCAGTAGGTTGGACGGCGTTCATAACGCTAAGAAGTATCCCAAAAACACTGCCAACTATAGGACCCAAGTCTTTTACTGTCTGAGCAATAATTGTGAATAGTCCTGAAAGATTTTCTATATTTTTTCTGTCGGTAAAAGCATTGGCAACTTCTGTAGTAGCGGTATTCAAGGCTTTAGTTATGTCAGTGAACCCCTTTTTAAAAGTTGGAAAGACGGCAGTTATGACTCTTTCCATTTGTTTTTGTAGGGTCGGTATCCAACCATTAGCAACTATTTTCTTTAGTTCTTCGTACTTAGGTTTTTCACCCATTAGGAATTTAACAAAATCTTGTTGGCTTTTCAGCAGTCCCTTATAAGGGTCAGCGCCGGGACCGCCACTCGCCGCTTCTTTTAGAGCACGCTCTGCGTCTTTGATTGCTCTAGTGTTGTCTCTTCGAGTCCTGACTTGGTCTGCTATAGCCTCGCTTTCTTCTTCTAAAGCAGCAATCTCTCCGTCGGTTCTACCATTTTGAGCAGCAAGTTTATTTTGCTCATCGGCTAGGTCTCCAACTCTGTCTTTGGCGCGACGTAAGTTTAAGTCCGCTTCTGCAAAAGCAAGTTCCGCTTCTTTACGAGCGCGAGAGTTTGGTGGCAAGTCTGCTACACGGGCTAGAGCGTTTCTAGCATCTTCCAATTGCATGGCGGCGCGTTTTTCGGCAATTGCCGCGTCTTCGGAATCAAAGCCAAGTTGCTGTATTTCTTCTCTACCAGCGCGTATTGCTTTAGTTAGTGCAATCTGAGAACGCTCGAACCTTTTATCTGCGTTAGCCATTGCTTCAGCGGCTTGTTCGTGCGCTTTGGCTAAAGCCCTTTGAGCATTTTCTACTTGCCTAGCAGTCTGGGCAGCATTGGCTTGTTTTTGATTTAGTGCCTGTAATGCTTTTCCTACACCGCTAAGTCCTATTTTTGCTACAGCAGTGGCGACTTTTATGGAAACCATTATGTTCAGGAATGAGACTAGGCTGGCGCTAGCACCGAGAACTGCGCCACCTAGCGCAATCAAGCCACCACCTAGGGAGATAAGACCACCGACGACGCTAGCAATAATTGGAGATAAGGTATAAAACTTTTTCTGTAACTCAATAATTCTGGTGTTTACTGCCTCTGCTTCAGGTCTAAGGCTTCTCATTCCAGCCTGAACGTTCTTAAAAAAGTTATTATTTTTTGAGGCGGACTTATCAAATCCTTTGGCAAAAGACCTGCCTACCTCGTCACCTGCGCGTCCGCCGATAGGACCAGCGCCACCAAATCCACGCTCTATATCCTTCTTAACTCCAGTGGTTATGGCTTTCACCAAAATACTGGCTTCTCCGACTAAAGCCATCTATTCTCACCTCCTGACATAATGCTTATGTTTTTATTAGCCAATTGGAGCGTCCAATACGTCTCCAAAAGGTTTACTAGAATTTACATCAACGGAAGTTGCTGGGGTGTAGGGCTTAGGAGACATCTTCATTGGGTCCACTGGAGTTGGCACAGACTCTTCTTCTAAGTCAAATTTGTTTACTGCACCGCTAGCAGTTTCGTAGGTTCCAGTAGAGAACCCACCGTTAGAACTAGTCGGTTTAGTGACTGAATATTTATAAGTTTGGTTATACAAATCTTTATAAATAGTTTCTCTGACTCTGTCTTTTACTTCAGCGGATTCTTTAGATAACACATAAGAATCTTCTTCAAAAAAGAAATGAATAACGTCTATAGCATCTGATGCTTCCATTGATAAGAGGTTCAACCCGCTCACCAGCGCCTTTCCGTTAACGTATGGCCAGAGGTCTACTGCCCAGTTGAGGAGACCTCTGGCTGCTCTTCCGGGCGCCCACTGTACTCCTGAATTAGCCAGCCAATAATTTCTCCCAAAGCCTCTACGGTGACAATCTTCTCTTTGTCTGATACCAAAGCGTTGAATCTTGCTAGGCTCTCGTCTTTTAGAACCGAAGAGAAGAACTCATTGATTGTTTCCGACTGAACTACAGGGTCATCGCTGTTTCCCTTTTTTACAATGTCAAGCAAAAGTGAGCCTTGAATTGTAGTAACGCACTCAAAGTCTTCACCGTAAAGTTTGAACGATATAGGGGCTTGCTTAGTAGCATCAAATCCGCCACTACCGAAATCTTTAAATCTTGGAATAGTCATTTATATGTTTCTCTTTCTCGCTGTCTGCGTGTCTATTGTGTAGTTGATATAACCAACAACTAATAGTTTACTAGGTTCTGAACAACCTGAGTTGGTCAGATAAGTATCTATTAGGCTTGGTGCCAGGGTGTTTTACAGATTTGACGACAACCACTCGCCTTTGATTTCTAGAGAAAAAAACTAATCTTCCGTCTAGGTCTTTAGGGACAATTAGGTGTGGTCTAGTTCCTTCGTGGTGCATATAGGCATATTTGACTGTAGAACCTATATGTAAGGTTTGACCAGATTTATCGCCCCTATGGACCATCTTTATGGAGCGACGAAGTTTTCCAGTTTTATTGCCCACCTGAGACTTTGCGTTGGCGGTCGCTATCTCACCTTTTACTTCTAACCACTTCCAAAGCCCGCCTGCGCGAGTGTTTAACTCTTTGTGTAGGGCTCTGTCGTATATTTTTACAGTTACAAATCTGAAGGAAAACTGAGCCATTTTACGGAACTGCCATTGTGATGTTTAGTGATACAGTTTGGAATCCACCCTGAGGCTCTGAAACTTCAGAAGTAGCAATTACACCAATTCCATAGCCAGTGTCGTCCCACTGGTCCAACTCGTTGATGGACTGCATTAGCACCCAAGAGTCGATGGCTAGCATAGTTGCTGCTGCTTCTAATTTGTCTGCTGAAGGCGGCCTACCGTTTTGGCTGACTACTGGAGTTGCTCTAGATATCGAAATGTTTAGAGTTGCGCTTCTAGGAACGTGACATCTCATAGGCTGGGAAATTTCCGCACCCGGAGTTCCAAGATACATTTGGAGATACGAGACAACCAACTGCTCACAATCTACGGCTGGCTGTCCCATATTCCAATACTGACGTGCTGGTAGGTTTACGCTGTAGGACTGAAAAGTTGTGACAACGCGCTCAAGGACCCCTTCTAAGAACTCCTTGAGATTCATAGCGTCTTCGGAGACGCCCCAGTTGTCTATTTCAGTCGGCATTTTATTATTCTACTGCGTATTCAGTTTTGCTACCGCTAGCAGGGCGCTTTCCTTCTGGCTTAACAGTTACTTCTTCTTCTGCTACTACAACAGGGTCAACCACTACTGGCTTTGGCTCTGCTTTCTT